AGCGAGACAGCTGTGGAGAATACTCCAGAGACAGTTGCAGCACCAGTAGAGGCAGCAGCAGTTGAAGCTGCTCGTCCTACAGTTACAGCAATGTATTACACAAACCCACGCCTTAACCTAAATATCACAGCAGGCGAATACGCTAAGGCTCAACTAAATGCATCACGCGGTGACGCAGATGCTCGCGAACTAATGGCAGCTCTACAAGTTGCAACAGTCGCAGAGAACACAGGTATGGTTCCACCAACATACCTAAAGGATGTAATTGGTATCATCGATTCATCTCGTCCGTTTATTGATTCAATCGAGCGCGCAGCACTTCCTGCTTCAGGAATGAAGATTTTTACTCCTAAGCTAGGAACACAGGCCACTGTCGAATTGACAGCAGAAGCAGCAGAGTTTGCATCAACAGACACTACAGTTACCTTCCAAGAAGATTCTGTGGTCAAGTTTGCGGGCGCTGGAAAACTGGATTTGGAGCTCGTTGATCGCAGCGATCCTTCATTCTTAGATTTGTATCTACGCGAATTAGCAGCATCATACGCACAGAAGACAGATGCATACGCATCAAAGATTGCAGCAGACGGATCATCAGATTCATCTTCTACAACAATCTACAAAGCACTTGCTAAGTCGATTGCAGATTCATTCGGAGTAATGCGCCAGACACCTAACAACCTATTGGTTGCTACATCTGGTGGTAACGATGATGTTGATTTTGCTGGTCTTCTTGGAGCAGTTGATACAACTGGTCGCCCTCTATACGCAGCAGCAGCTCCACAAAATGCTAACGGCCTTATTACTCAAGGTTCAACTAACGGCACAGTTGCTGGACTTAATCTCGTAGTTGATCCTAACTACGCAGGTGGTACAGCAGGCATTAAGGTTGGACTTGTTTATCCAACAATGGCAATGCGATTCCACGAATCCGGCACGCTACAAATTCGCGCAAATGTTGTCGCAAATGGTCAGCTTGAAATCGGTATCTACGGTTATGTCGCAGTAGTTAATCGCTACCCAGCAGCCTTCCGCGCCGTACAGGTTGCATAAGTAACACTCTAAGTCGCTCTGGGGAGTAGTAGCCCTCTACTCCCCAGAGTCTTAAGAAAGGAATGGCAATGGCACTTACAACAGTCAGCGAATTACGCACCACTTTGGGTGTCGGCACGCTATATACTGATGCTGTTCTGCAAGAAGTCTGTGACGCTTCAGACGCTGTTCTTATTCCGATGTTATGGACACCTAATCAATTTTCAGTTGCACATAGCAATGTACCCGACATCGGTACTCTTTATTTTAATGAACCTATTACAGAAGTCTTTTATGTTGGACAGTCTGTAACTATTACTAATTCTGGCACAAAATATAATGGCACTAAGACCATTACAGCAGTCGGTGAATACTCAATCAGTATGGCTACTACTCACACCACTACTGTTCCATATCACATAATTGAGCCTTATGGCACAGTTGCTCCAGAAACTTACACAGTCTGGACAACAGATACAGCTATACAGAATGCAGCTTTGATGATCGCTGTTGATATATGGCAAGCAAGAACCGCTACCCTTTCAGGTTCTAACCTTGTCGATTTCCAGCCTTCCCCTTATCGAATGAGCGCACAGCTTCTCGCTAAGGTGCGAGGATTGATAGCCCACGCACTAGACCCAAGATCAATGGTGGGGTAATGCCAGTTGCTCTCACCACACTTAGAACGACACTAGCTAACGCCTTAGTCGATAATACTAAATACCAAGTCTTTGCATTTCCACCTGCCACAGTATTAGCCAATTCAGTTATTGTGAGTCCAGATGATCCTTATGTGACTCCTAGCAATAATGCTCGTAACACAGTAAGCCCACTGGCTAATTTCAAGTTAATTATTACGACCCCGCTTTTCGATAATGAAGGCAACCTCAATGGCATAGAAGATTTCGTAGTTCGAGTGTTTAACCTACTTGCTGCATCTTCTTTGACCTATAATGTAAGCGCAATAAGTGCGCCAAGTGTTCTCAATGCTGCTTCGGGAGACCTACTCAGTTGCGAGATGTCCGTATCAATCCTAACAAGTTGGAGCTAACATGTCACTAACACCAGAGGATTTGGCCTTCTTGAAAAAGATTGGTCAAGTCAGCGAACCAGCACCAAAGCCAGTATCAACCAAGAAAGATGAGGAATAATCAATGGCAATTTTCTTAAACAATAAAGTAGGCTTTAAGGTTGCCACAATCAATCTTTCAGACCATGTAACTGCATTCACTCTTAATCGTCAAGTAGATGCTCTAGAAGTAACAGCAATGGGCGATACAGCTCATAAGTTCGTTGCAGGCCTAGCAGCAGACACAATCACAGTTTCATTCCTAAACGACACAGCAGCAGGAAATGTTCTAGCAACACTTCAGGCAGCCTTCGGATCAACAGTTGCTTTCCAAGCAATCCAAGATTCATCTGCTGCTGTATCAGCTACTAACCTTCTATACTCAGGTACAATTTTCGTAGATAACCTAACTGACATCAATGGTGCAGTTGGCGATGAAGGAATGATTGATATTACATTTACATGTAACAGCAAGACTTCTTACGCATCTACTGGTACTTGGTCATAATCAACTAAACAAAGGGGCTAATCATGGCAAAGTTAAAAATCGTTCGAACAAATGGAAGCGTTATCGAGGGTGAGATTACTCCAGCAGTGGAGTATTCATTTGAGTTATATGCTAAAAAGGGTTTCCACCGCGCTTTTCGAGAAGAAGAAAAGCAGACCGATGTTTATTGGTTGGCATGGGAAGTCACACGCAGATCAGGTGAAACTGTTAAGCCTTTCGGGGTTGAGTTTATCGAAACACTTAAGAGTGTTGAGGTATTAGACTCAGACCCTTTAGCTTAAAGCGCGATTTACCATTCACCTACTTAATAGCTCGCTTGAGTATTAGGTTGGGAATCGCGCCACAGCAGTTATTAGAGTTAGACCCAATAATGCTTCAAGCCTTGTTGAAGGGTCTTAAAGATGAGCAAAAGGAGATAAGCGATGCCAACAGAAGTAAAGGGCGCACTCGCACTCCGTAAGGCTCTTAAAGATTTTGCTCCAGACCTAGCTAAAGAAACTCAGAAAGAGTTAGGTAATCTTCTCAAGCCAATTACTAACAAGGCTAGAGGATTTATCCCATCACGCGCACCTCTCAGTGGATGGAATAGAACAAGTGAAACTGCTTGGGGTACTGCTCGTATTTGGAGCACAGGTAAAGCCAAGCGCGGTATTGGATATAAGACCACTCCATCTAAGCCTAACAAGCAAGGCTTTAGAGCATTAGCCCGTATAGCCAATATGTCTGTTGCTG